AAGTAGTTTCGTAAAAGAAATTATATTAGAAGCAGAAAATAAAAATACTCACTTAGAGCATCTGGAAGACAATATTTTTAATAGAGGTTATCAGGGTGCCAAAGAAGCAATTAATTATCTATATAGTCTACACGAAATGCTAGAAGGAAATTCTGAAAGTCCAGTTAGTATGACGACTAAGTGGGACGGAGCACCCGCCGTAATTGCTGGTAAAGATCCAGAAACAGGTAAATTTTTTGTGGGTACCAAGGGTGTATTTGCACAAAAACCTAAAATAAATTTCACAGATAAAGACATAGAAGAAAATCATCCTGCAGAAGGCTTACAGGAAAAATTAAAATTAGCATTAAGAACATTAAAAAATTTAAATTGGAATACTGTAGCACAGGGCGATATGTTATTTTCCAAAGAAGATTTACAACAAACTAATATAGACGGAGAACAAGTATTAGTATTTAAGCCAAATACTATTGTTTATGCAGTACCTACAAATAGTAATTTAGCAAAAGAAATTGCTAATGCTGATATAGGTATTGTTTGGCATACAGAGTATGTAGGAGGCCCTACACTAGCCGATACAAGAGCCAAATACGGTTTTGATAGTAGTGTACTAGGACAAAGTTCTAAAGTTTGGCATAGAGACGCCTTAATAAAAGACTTTTCAGGCGTAGTAACTTTAACAAATAATGAAAGCGAAGAAGTTATGGGTGCTATTAAAGAGGCAGATGCATATTTAAAAACAATAGATTCTGCAACATTTAGTTGGTTAGAGAAAGGTAACGATGTCATAGGTAAAGATTTCCTACAACAATTAAAAGCACATGTAAATAATAATATTAGAGCAGGAGCATTTGACGAGCCTACAAAATTTGCACAAGGATTTGTACAAAAATATATAACCTTTATGCAAAAGAAAATAGACGGATATAAAACTCAAGCAAAGCAAGACGAAATGAATGACAAGTTAGTACAGGGTGTTAAGTTTATAAAAGAACATGTACCAAGTATTGTAAGTGTATATGATTTATACTTAAAAATTATACATTCAAAAGTATTAATTGTTAAAAAATTAGAAACAATCAGGCAGTTACCTACATTTAAGGAAACAGAAAACGGATATGAAGTAACAGGTGAAGAAGGATTTGTTGCTGTAGACAGAATGGGTAACGCCTTAAAACTAGTAGATAGATTAGAGTTTAGCAGATTAAACTTTGGAACAGGAATGCCAGGCAAATGAAAAACCCAGATAAAATGACCGGCGACCAAATGTTAAATTGGTTAAATTCTCTTCATAAATGGGACGGTGGCATACGCAATCCTGAGTATAAAAATGATGTAAGAAATAATAATTGGGCACTAATAAACAAATTTCCTTTAGTAAAATTACAAAATCCTACAGGTTATGTGCCTGATGAAGATGATACTGATGATCCTTACAATAGGGTTATAGATCCTGATATGGATCATGCTATGCAAACAGATTTATCACAGCCTATAGTTGTTTCATCAGACAGAACAACTGTATTAGACGGTAATCACAGGGTAGCAAAAGCAAGGGAAATGGGTAAAACACATTTACCAGCATACTTTCCAATGATGGAAAGTAAATTAAATTTAAAACTTATAGATAAAGAAATATCAGAAGCCAGACTATATAGGACTTCTAGAAACTTTAATGCCCTTACAGGTGAGGATGTAGCGAAGTTATTTTATCTAACATCTATTAGTAGTTTTATGATGTTAAACGATGATAAGCAATATGATTATGCTACAGAGTATATAAAACAAACAGTACAATACGGTCCTTATACATTATTTAGAAGTCATGCAACAGATTTATACTTATTAGGACATGTAATTAGAGACCCAGATACTAAAAGTATAAGATTAAAAAATCCAATATCTAGTAAGCAGTATTTAAAAAAATTGTCCTTTGACCCAAGAAAACATTATATGTTTTTTATGAGATTAAAAAATACAACTGTTAAAGGTACAGAATTTAATTCTTATTTTTTAAGATTAGAAAGCCAACTTAAAATTAAAGATCAAAAATATAAACAATGGAGAAGGCTTATTGCAGATTGGGGAAATTTAAAATACTCATCTAAGCAATTAGTAGTATCAAGATTATTACAAGAGTATCGTAGATTAGGTAGAGGCAGTGAAATGGTAAGTCCTTTGACTACTATGGTGAAATATAAAGTACATCAAACATCTAAACCATATTCTGAGCCTAAAACAAGTTTTACAAAAAGAGCAGTAGGAACAGTAGCAGGTGCGGCCGCAGGTAGATATATAGGAAAGAAAGTGGCTAAAAAATTAGGTAAGAATGTTGATAAATATAAGAAAGCAGGAACAGGAATAGGAGCAATAGCAGGTTACTGGGCAAGTGGTAGAAAGAAACAATGAAAATAAATGAAGTAATTACAAAAGAAGCAGTTATAAGCGATCTAACTCCTCAACAGAGAAAGGAACAAGACGATATGGCTCGTAAGGAATATCGAGCTCTTATAGCAATGAAATCTCCTAATGCTGTGGAATTTGCAAACTTGTTTATGAAGTTTTATCTGGAATACGGTAGTATTGATAGTGCGTATCAACGTGCTAATGGTGAAATTAGAAAACGTGATGCACAAAGAGCTGAAAGACAAAAGGCTGATGATGAAAGAAGAAATACAAGGCGCACCACTTCCGCCGCATCTGCTCTAAAAGGATTAAATAATCCTAAAGGTAGTGCATTAAAAATTGGAGCAACAGGTAAAAGAGGTGGACAATTAGGAAATACAAATGCTGTTAAACCAAATTCTGGTAGATTAAAAGCATTGGGTAAAGGTGTGGGAAATTGGGCAAAAGATACAATACCTGGTGGTAAATATATAGCCAAAGGTGCTGATGCAGTAGGACGAGCATACGATAGTACTATAGGAAAAGCAACACAATCAGCAAGATCAGGGTATGATTTCTTAAATCCTGGCAATGAATTACAAAAATTCTTACAAACTAAAAGAAAAGGTGGATAATTAGTTAATTAAATTGTCTTTTTCTGATAAATAAAAGTAACGGAGTATATAATACTCTATAATTATTAGGAGAATATAATGGCACAAGCAAACCCAAACGCGGCAGTTAGAGCGGCAAACGGATTCGTAGGAACTACTCATATTATGGCAGTTACTGACGTATCAGTTAAATCAGTTGAAGATGTAACAACAGAAGCTCAAGCAGAAGGCTTTATCGTTGTAGCAATCGAAGATGACGTAGCAAGTGACGGATGTCACATTGCACTACAAGGTGCAGGCGCAACACCATCTTTAACAGGTGCAACATTAGTAGTAACATTTAGTTAAGACTTAGTTTTACACAAAAGAAGGCAGTTTTATACTGCCTTTTTTTATGACTTTCTGATAAATACTATTAACGTACATATATTGTACAAAAAATATTAGGAGAATAACATGGCACAAGTAGATAGAAGAGCGGCGGCGGCTGGTGAGTTTATTGGAAAAGACGTATTCCTTAAGAGTTTTACTCAACAATCAGGAAACATTTCAGCAACTCAACTAACAGCATTAGTTAGCTCAGTACAAAACTTAAACCTTTCAGTATTAAAAGTTGGCGCAGTAAGTGGTGCGGCAGTTAATATGGTTGTAGAAGGTGCAGACAACTTAGCAAACGGTGACCTAGCAGGACACGTTATTGCAGACGTCTCATTCTAAGTTAAATTTAACTTAATAAAAATCCTCACTAGTTGGGGATTTTTTTTGATCTGAAAATCTGATATCCTGATAAATAGTACAAAGACACGGAGACACACATGAGTTTACCAAGTAGAAGCGGAGCAATGGGTAGCAGTGAAGTGCTATCAAGTAATATAGAATATTACTCATTATTTACTAAACTTGACATTACAAGAACAGGTGATTTTGCAGACAATACACAGAAAGATTTTGAAAGTGTTGTTCAAGTAATAGGCTTAAGAGCACAGCCAATTATTATGAATAATCCAGTACCATTAAATGGTATAGGACAAAATCTATTAGAAAACTACGGTGCACCAAGTATTACAGGAGCAGGTTGGATTTTTAAATTTGCTTTTGAAAGAGAAGGCGTACACACAATAGATACACTTAAAGATGAGCTGAATGGTATAGTACTAAACAGTGGTACAATAGATACTAAAGATTCAGTTAATATGGAATTTACTAAACAAGATTTATTATAGAGATAAACAATGCCTAAAAAAACAAAACCGGAACTTACACCAAAACCTTATGTTGAGAGCGGTAACATAGAGGCACACATAATAGCAGATATGCTTAGAATAGAAAGTATTACTGCAGAACTTAGAGAATTTAAAGAAACGACAAAGGGAAGATTAGACAAACTAGAAAGTTGGATAATTGCTATTGTTGGATTAACATTTACAACACTAATGACTACTGTAGTAGGGTTATTAATGAAGGTACTATGAGAATAGACGAATTTACAGATGAGCCTATATACGAAGCCAGAATGGTATGGCGTAAAGTAGGTAATAAAATTAAACGTGCGGTACGTTGTACATCGGGTAGACGTAAAGGTAGAGTAGTATCTAATCCTAGTCAATGTAATGCACCTATAGATTATAAGAAAAGAATTGCTTTAAAAAGAACTAAAGCAAGAATGGGTGCAAGAATGTCGAGAAAGGCTAGAAGAACAAAACGTTATAATTCCTTAAGTAAAAGAGTTGCTAGTTTAAATAGGCGTTAAATTAAATGAAGTTTACTGACGTCAAAACACTTGAACATTTATTAAAAGAGTATTCTTATAAGAGCTCAGGTAAACCTACACCTTCTGGGGACCAGACAATGGGCGGAGAAATTAAAGACTCCGGAAAGGAATTTGCCACCTTAGATATCGGTGATGTTGAAAAAAATACAGATGTAAAAGATTTAAAAGGTAAACCTCTAGGAAAGGTTGTTTCAACGGTGGGTGAATTGCCTGCTAAGAGTAGTGTAGTTGTACAAAAAGACGATAAATTACAAGTTGTAGATGACGGCACACAAGTAGATATAGACTCAGATGAGCAAAAAAATGAATCTAAATTATCTAAATTAGCAAAACGTAAAAATAAAAAACAACAAATCAAAAAAATAGGTAGTAAACTTAAAAAGTTAGCCAGACGAAGGTTAAAAGAACAACCTGCCGAATTATTTGAGATAAACTTTAACACAAAAGAAATAGCAACAGCAGGTTTAGATGCACCTGTTAAATGTGGATTTGAAGCAGAAACATTTTTCTATTCTGTTGAGTCCAATAGTTCCTCCGGTGTAGACGATATGTCTATTGATGATGTTGAATACACATTTGGCGACTTACCAGAAAACGCATACGAAGATTTTCAGAATTGGCTATACGAAAAAGGGCAAGATGAATATTTGGACGACCTAGTCGTAGATAAAATTGAAGAAGTCAGTGAAGATGAAGAATGGTTAGATGACTTTTTAGACAGTACTAGTGGCCCAAGTTCAGAAGCAATAGAACAATACAAAAAAGATTTCGAAGAAGCAGATCCTAAAGAATACGAAAACCGTGAAGAAGATGGTTGGGAGTATATGAATTGGGCAAGAGAATATGTTGAGCAAGAATACGAAGATGATTACAGAGCTTGGTTAGATGGCGCAGTCCGAGAAGAATACGAATTAGATCAAGAAGCCAAAGAAGCCGCAGATAGTGACTACAGTATGGAAGACTGGATATATGACAACTACAGTTATATGAGTAATTTCCTTGATGATTATGGATATGATTATTCTAGTGAGGAGAGCGGTTCTGTTGAAGGTGTTGCAGACGAATTAAATAATTGGGTTAAAGATAATAGTAAATTTACAGACTATCCAGACTATGGTGATTACGGTGATACAAACACTACTACTTCTTGGGCAGTTGAGAAAGACAGCAGTATTGAACCTGACGACGGTGCTGGAGCAGAGTTAATATCTCCTGTATTCGACTCGCCAAGAAGTATGTTAGAAGAAATGAGAAGTTTATTTGACTGGAGTGAAGAAAACTTTGGCACAAATAATTCCACAGGCTTACATGTCACAATGAGTTGGCACGGTAAAAATCCTGATACAGTGAAAGATGAGGACGACGAATTTTATGGGAATGACGCAACAGGACCAAACAAATTAAAAATGGCATTGCTATTAGGTGATGAATACTTACTAGCAGAGTTCGGCAGACTAAGAAATAGTTATACAAAAAGCCAATATCAAAATGTCTTAAGACATGCAGAAGGCATGAAACGTGGTGATGCAAAAAGTTTTAAAGAATTTGAAAAGATACTCACAAAAGGCATAGACACTGGTAAATTTAATAGCATACATTTTAAAGGCGAAAAAGATAGAATAGCAGGAACCAATCTTATTGAATTTAGAATTGCCGGTGGTACAGATTATAACACAATGTATGAAAAAGTTGTAAAAGCAGTTGTGAGATATTCTACCATAATGAAAGCAGGTTATGAAGAAGATGCATTTAGAAGAGACTATGTTAATGCAGTATTTAGATTATTGCGTAAATCACAGGAAATAGATCCTAAAAAATTAAAAGATCTAGAAGTAGTGAATCACGAAGTAATAGATGCCGCCAAAAGTATTGTGGGCAAAAAAGATTACTTTGATGTAATTAAAATGTTAGGTAGTAGTGTTGAATATTTACAAAACTATGAAAAATTAAATAGTCCAGATGCAGATAAAAAATGGAAACAAGAGATAAAAGATTACGAGAAGGGTACTGGCTCTAAAGTTGAAATAGAAGAAGAAACAGTCCAAGGATATTTAGTGCCTAACAGTATGGCACCAAGTAAAAGGGCGGCAGGCGAATTAAAAAAATCACAAGAAAGGTTTGGATCAGCAATAACATTATTAGCAAGAGATATAGCAGACGGAAATAATAGAGGACCTGTTAGTGCTAAACACATTGGCGCATTTAGAAAGTTTGCCAAGGAATTAAAACTTAACACTGATGCTATAGAAAAACTGTCTTTCTCAAGTATGAAAGACTTTAACTTTGGTGGTACTGATAAAGAAAATGTAGCAAGATTACAAAAAGGTATAAATTCTTTATTCAAACAAGACATAATTAATAATGCAGAATATCTTACACCGCAAGATGCTGACAGGATTGCTACAGGTATGTGGCAATTTTATCAATCAGACGATGCTAAAGATAATGTTAAACTAGACAAACTTGCAGACTTACTGGTTAATTTAATGCCGGGAAACAACAAAATAGACATTCAAGATACCTTAAGAGAATTATCACATGAAAGACAACAAAATGGATTTAGTGCTAAACTAAAAGGTTCAGGCTGGAATACCAGTACTACTTTGATGGGCACAGGAAAAATTACCACACCAGGAGCATCTGCAGAATTATTAAAATTCTTAGAACCATATAGTGGTTACAAACACCCAACCAGCAAAGATCATCATATCAATATCAAAAGCGATGACTCTTATGCATCTGTATTTGACATGAGACTTCGTCAACGTTTAAGAGAAAGATTAGAACATATTAAAGAGTTAGAAATAGACGATCCAGAAAAAGCAACCAAACTACAGCAACAATTGGTCAAAGTTGGAATTGAATTATTAGAAGGCTTAAAGCCTAGACCAGATCTTTGGGACGAAAATGAAGACGGACGTGCCCAAATCACCCGCGGCAATGATGGAACAGCAGATTTGGCTACACATAGTGATCTAGAAGGTTGGAATAATGCTATGGACAGAGTAGTAAAATTAGAAAGTGAACTAACATCAGGCGATAAAACATATAATTTTACTAGTGCGTATGACGACTTTATTATAGGTTCTATACATTTAGATAGATATTATTCTTGGAAACAAAACAACGGACCTGTACAAAGTGCTGTTTTGAAAAACTTACACAAAGAAAGATTTGCGACAATTAAAAAATTCTTATCAGAATTTGATAAAGTATTCCGCAAAGAAGGCTTCTTGGATTTAAAAGCAGAAATACAAGCAAAAAATACATTAGATAGAAGAAATAGAGACTTTGAAAAGAATGTCAGAGACAACGCAAAAGCAAAACTAAACATACCAGACCACAGTTGGATGTACATAGACAAAGACTTTTTTGAAACAATAACAGATGAAACCTATGAAGACAGAGGGGCATATTTAGATAATCACATAGATAACTTTAACAAAAATGTAAACAATACTAAAGTGTGGGTTATACCTTCCAGTCACTGGAGTGATGCTGAGGACGCCACAAACGGTGTAGAACTTATTGACAAATTTGAAAAAAACAAAAACTATTATCACACTTGGCGTAAAAGTGGTTATAGAAGAATATTAAACAGGTTCACTAGGTTATATGGTTATAGTTGGTCTGACTTAGTTTTTGGTGATTCGATTCTTAAAGGTGACGGTGATCTATACGAAAAACTAAAAAACATTGGTATTGAGATAACCCATCAAGGAGACAGCAGAAAAGGTGCACCTGGCCAATCGGATTTAGTTCCAGATGAAGAAACACAAAATCCTAAAAGCGGTGAACCACTGAACAGAAGCAGTAGTATGAGTTGGTCAAATATAGAAGACGATGCAAGTCAAAAACGTTTTGATGCATTTGATTGGGATATGTACCCAGCAAAAATGAAAGACGTCGTTGCAAAAGTAATGAAGCAAGACCGATACGGTAGTTTTAAAGTAGCATTAGAAGTAGTATTGGACAAAGTTTTAGATGGTACCGTAAATATAGACCCAGACGACTTAGGAAAACCATTAGACAAGTTAGCCACAGCGGCAGGCATAGATCCTTTAGATGGCGGCTCATCAAATGGTATAGCAAGTAAAACAGATTGGGGCAACTTGGCAGACCACTTAGGAATAGAACGTGGCGTAAATGATCAAGGTGTAGAGTTATTGAGAGTTATATATAATCGAACCGATGGCAATCACGAATGGAGACCTGAAGAAACCGACGAAGATGGTAGAAACGTAATTGGATTAAAAAGATGGGCCGCCGCAGTTAAACAAGCAGAAAAATATATCAGAGACAA